ATGACGTGCTGCCATGCTTGCGCGCGCAGGGCGTAGGCTCTAGCTCTGGTGGTTGTGGATGGTAGGGCTACAACGATGGGCAGCAGAGGGCGGTCAAAAAGCCCGCTGGGTAGCGGGCTTGGGTACATGTGGAAAAACATCGCTTCAGCTTAGGGCAGCAAGTCATCCACGGCCGGTCGGTAATGATCGCCCACCAGCTGGGTAATATGGCTGTATCGCTGCATCAGGCGAACCATCATCTCGGTAGGGTCTTCGATATCGCTACGCATGACTAGGGCACCGCTGTCCATTGCGTCTTTAACCGCTCCAACGCGAGCGGTGTAGGCTTCGCGTATTGCAGGGTCCATCGCCTCCCCGGTAAGCATTTCGTGACTAACACGAACGCTCAGTGCGATAGCGAACTCGCACAGACGCATGCTGTCGGCCACCAGGTCATGCACATCGCCAACTTCGTCTTCAATTTTTTGCCGAACGACGCCCTTGGCTACGCTCACCGGGCGGGTTCGCTTGATTCGCTCACGAAGCTCTGGCGTGATAGTGACCGATTGCCACAGGATCTCTTCGGGTTGCTCGGGCATTACCGTGGCGTCAGGGACGCTGACGTAACGCCAGCCGTCGATCTCGGCGAGCAGCGTTGCTGGGACTTCATTTTCGTTCTGCGTGTTCCGGAAGTCGAGCGTGACGCCATTGGGGCCAGGCTCAATATGGCGTTGGTATTTATACAGAGTGGGCATGGCGTACCTCATATAGGGGTAGTTGCGTGATCAGGTCGCGGCGCTCGGCGGCGATCCTGCGGTTGAAGTGAGCCAGCGTCGCCGTAGCGGCGGCGTGACCCATGATGCTATTGAGACTGCGAATATCGCCGCGCCTCAGGCTCTTCGAAAAACTATGCATGCTTCGCTTTCGCACGAAGCGCAGTCGCCGCCAGGTGCGAAAGCCTACGAAGTTAACGCCGCGACTGACTGGCGCGATCGTCCAGCGTGAAAACTCCAGACGCAGGTTGTCAGCAAGCCAGGCGCGAATCCGGTCACGCGCCTCGCAGGCTTGCTCGCGAGTCAATCCGAAGAGGATAAAGTCGTCGACGTAGCGCACGTAGCGCTTAATTTTTAGCACCCGCTTGATGAAGTGATCCAGCGGGTTGAGGACAATCAGCGCGTAGATCTGTGAGAGCAGATTGCCAATCGGCACTCCGAGCGGTTCGTCATGCTCAGCAAAGCGCATCATGAGGTTGAGTAAACGCTGATCCTTGATCTTGCGGGCGACCAGTCGCCGTAAGATGAAGCGATCGATGCGGTAGTAGAACCGGCGAATATCAAGTTGCAGTGTGTAGCTACCCTCTGGCGACTGCCTTAGGAAGCGCTGAGCTCGGTCGCTCGCGCTGTGAGTGCCTTTTGCCTTTCGGCACCCATGACTGTCGTAAATAAAGCTCCTATCGAAGATCGGCTGTATTACTGCGTAGATCGCATGCTGCACGATGACATCGCGGAAGGCTGGTGCATTAATCGTGCGGGGCTTATTGCGAATGACCTCGAAGCGGCGGTAAGGCTGCGGAGCATAGGTGCCGGCATGCAATTCATCATGCAGCGCCTGCAGGTTTGCCCCAAGGTCGCGCTCGAAGCGCAGCACCGCACCAGTCTTTCGTTTGCCTCGACGGGCTGTTTCGTAGGCCGCGAAAAGGGCCTCCAGAGTGAAGCATTGATCGAATAGCCTTCCTATTCGTTTGGGCATGTGGATGGTCCCTAGTGGTACTGAAACGCAGAGGCCCGCATATTTCGCCAAGCGGCAGGACGGAGCGCTCCCTATGTCTCCAGTTTTCCCGTTCGGGATATCAGGAATAGAGAGATAGTCCGAGGCGCGGAACCCGTAGTTGTTGCTGTTGTTCGACCGGTTGTTGTTCCAGTTGCGGTTGAAGACGCCGGCACCGGCAGCGTTGCTCCAGTTGCCAGCCGTGATGACGCTAGTAGGCATGTTAAGCGCCCGCCCTATTCGCGGCCTGCCTGTGCAGGTCGCGAATCCATCCGCCGATCATCGCGCCCAGCTCATTGATTAACACTGAGAGCGCTGTGTATCGGCGCTGCGCTTCCGCTGTAGAGCGGCCGCGCTTGTTATCGTGGTAGTCGAAATAGCCCAGCTCCCAAGCCAGATTGACCAGCATTCTCAGCTGCTCGTGTCGCACGTCCAGGCGGGTGAGGCTGGTCTTGTTGTGGTATCGCTTCTGGCATTCGACCAGAAGCGCGTACACATCATAGGCCGCACAGCGTATCTCCTGTGAGAGCGCGTATTTCTCGTGACGCGGGAAATGATTCAGGTGGACATTGGCCAGCTTGATCATCTCGCGACAGCTGAAAAAGATCTCTGCCTTCGGGTTGACTCGAGCCATTTCGCTACTCTATTCGTTTGTGGGAAAAGCGCAGGCCTGCCGGCCTGCACACCAGTTACAGGCCATAGGCCGAGGCGCGGAACCCGTAGCTGTAGCCGTAGTTCGACCGGTTGTTGCTCCAGCTGCGGTAGAAGACGCCGGCACCGGCAGCGTTGCTCCAGCGGCCAGCCGTGATGACGCACATATTGGCCCGGCTGTACTGGTAGCAGTAATCCGAGCCAAAAAGGTTCGTTCCTGTCGCGCTCATTGCTGCCGTATCCTTCTGCAGTCCACAGGCGGTACGCAGCCAGCCAAGCCCATCAGTAGCCTCGCTGAATACCTGATTAGCGCCGTTGCCGAAGTACACGGTATCGGTTGCAGTTCCCCAGGGCAGGATATCGGCGTAGGCGTCATAGTTGTTGGCCAGGCTGGCTTCAGTCCCCCAGGCGTCGGTTGCACCGCCATGCCCTGCGGTCAGTGATGCCAGCTCAACGCTCTCTTTCAGCACGTAGGCGCTGCCGTCATTAATTGCTGTGGTATCGGTCGCGCTCGATCCAGGCTTGGTAATGCCCAGACCCAACTGCCACATGCTGCCATTAACGTCGGCGATGCCGCAGGCTTGGCCGTTGTGCGTGGTTTTCGCGAACGGACTGCCGCTGCCAGCCTGAGGTTTATCGGCCGAACCGGCATCCCCAGCACTTGTGAATGTCACGCTCGGGTCGTCGACATCAGCCAACGAGCTGTTGCAGCCCTTGGGAAAATTCATGACTCCAGTGCTGTCGTACCAGGCGCAGTTGGCCGCTCCGGTGGCAGCCTGGGCATGAGCCATCGACAGTAGCGCTACGGCGCTGATCTGGAAAATGCTTGCTGCATTGAAAATAGAACCGCGTGAACGGCTTAAAGTGATGGCGTCGGCAAGGATGCCGGTACAGCCAGTCATGCCGTCCGAGCGGGTGTAGCTTGTGGAGGTTGTCAACGAGATCGGCACACCTCCTTTCACGGAGCGGCAACTGCTGGTCCCGTTCTGGGATGCCAGGTACTTGTCGTAGAAAAATCCGCTCTTGATCACGCCGCCATCAATGAAGGCGCGATGCAGTGCGTAGCCGTCCGCCGCCGCCGTTGTCCGGTCGGCATAGGTGCCAGCGCTAACCACATCCACCGCATTGGCGCCATAGTCACCATATCGCGGGCTATCTGGATGGCCCAGCCGGTAGTAGAACGCCGGCACAAACACCATTACCGAGCCGTCCTGGTATTGGTAGTTGCCGTAGTTGTCGCTAGCCGGGTCGTCGAAACCTGCCATGGCGGTAAACCCTACAGGCAAGTCCTCGGGATAAACGCCCACACCGAACCCTTGGCCGCCAGCATCGCCGATATCAGCGGCGAAGCGAACGGCAGTGGTGAAGCCGATGCCTGGCGACCAGGCCGAATCGCCGTAGGCCTGGCCATGGTGGCGCACTTCAACGGTATAGCTGCGCTCACCCTCTTGGAGCACGCCAGGTGGCACCTGGATCGACGTCAGATTGCCTGTGTCCTCGATAGACTCCCAAGTGATCGCGCCATTGATGTCACGAATCCGCCATGACGAAGCGGCGTGATTGTCCGACTCGGTGTCCGGCTCGACAGCGAATGCACTGGAGGTGAGTGTCGGGGTTTCGCCTATATCCGTTGCACCATTGGCCGGACTGGCGACCGTAGGGGAGGCGATATAGATACTAGCCGTAGTAAATCCCGAAGACTGAGACCACTGCCCAGCTTCGCCCAGGATGGTGACGTCACGATAACGCCACAAGTAGCTAGACTCGATATCTAGCGCGACGGCCATTGCGTGACTGACAGCCGGAGTGCCATTCGACGGAATTTCGCTCGCCTCGTACAGCGGCTCATCGAAGGTTCCGTCAGCGGCGATCACCTGGAACTCGCGGCGGGCCTGGGGCACCGCGTAGAGTGCGTAGTAGTCGGTTCCGGTCAGGGTGGGCTGCGTGGTTAAACCAGGCTGACCGTCACTCGGGCTGACATTAGTCGGTCGGCGCACAATGCTAATGGGTAGCGCCGAGATCACTGCGATGCGTGACAAGCTGCCGGTCAAGCGCAAGCGTGTGACGTTGGCTGGAACTTCCCAGGCGTCTGCGCGGGCGGCGAGCAGCTTCCAGCGATTCTCGATCCAGCCGAAGGCTTGCACAGCCTCCCCCTGTACATGCACCGTCGCGCCGCGCTCGGCCATGGTGAGTTCGGGCGATAAATAGCCAGCAGGTGAGACGCGACTGAACGTAGCACCGGCGGCCGCCGTGTTCGAAACCAGCGAGGTCAGGGTGATGCGGGTCGCGGAAAGCACTTCCTTTACGCGTAGCTCCTGAGTGCGGTCTCCGTCGATCAAGTAGTAGTGCTGCCCCATCTCGATGCCGGTGGTGTCAACGAGGTCGATGGAGTCATCGCCAGCGACGGCGCTGGTCACCGCTACGCTGGGCACCTGCTCGCGCCGCTCGGTATAGACCTGCTGGGCACCATGCTGGACCAGCGCACTCAGCTGATCCGAGATCTCGACCGGATCGGAACCGAGAATGTCCTCGATACTCTGGTTTGTCTGCTGGATCTGATCGCGCAGCCAGTGATCGTTTTCCAAGAGCGCTTGATACTGCGGGTTCCAAGTGTCGGGGTGGGCCGGATCAGTAGTCTGGATTGCACGCAGATCGTCGCTAAAAGTCGGTTCGGTTACGGTGAGCTGTTCAGGCATTGGGGTTTCCTCGGGTTAAAATTGTAGATCCAGGGTGGCGTCTATCTCGGTGCCGGGATCGAGCTCCATCGGCGCGAAAACGCGGCGTCCGGCAAGACCGCCTTCGGCGTCAAAAATGCCGAGCTCGCGCAGGGAGTGGCCAGGCACATCGGCACCCGACAACGTTCCGGTGATGTGAAGCACCACGCCATCAGCGGTGGCCCCGGTCACGGCCTGACGATGCACTTCTGCGCCCAGCGCTGTCTGGTCGGGGCTTGATGGATCGCTATTGGTGCCCCAGGCAACATGAGTAATGGCAGGCACGCTGCCACCGGCGGCTACGGCGGAAGCGACTTTGGCGCGAAATTGCTCCGTTGCAGGAATGACGCTCACAGGCGGATCTCCGTTTGCATGCGACGGTCACGCACCACGCCACGCGCAGCGGTGCCCATGCTGTTAAGGGTTTTGCGCGCACCTAGCTGGCGGGCGCCATTGAGTTGCGGGCGACGCTGCTGATACAGCTGCCCAACTGACAGACCCCAGCCGCCATCAAGGCGACGGTGACCGTCAATAATTTCGTTCAGCTTCCAGGTTCCGCTGAGGGTGTCGGTCGAGGCCTCGCCGAGCGCCCAGCAATCGCGTCGCTCGGCCTGCATTCCCAAAGTGCTGAGCTGCCGGACTCGGATGCTGGCAGATCCCCAGCCCTGGTTGAGCGGCTCGCCGATGGGGCGAACCCCTGTCAGGGTGAAAGTGCCACGCAAGCGCCCGGCACCGTCGACCAGTCGCGGGGCGTAATCGCCGGACAGCGACCAGCAGCCCATCAAGGGCTTAGCGCGATGCACTCGCGCGCCCTGGCAGTCCGTGTAGCGCAGTCGAGCGCGCTGAGTTAGCGGTGATAGCGTGATGCGAGCATCCCAGCCAGCGGCATAGCGATAGATCAGGGCGATAAGCTCGGAGCGCAGCGGGGCGGCGGCTTCCACGCGGGCACGCAGGCGGGATTGGTCCCGCGCTTCGAATGGGGCATCAGCCACATTGAAAGCCAGGGCATATTGCGCCCAGCTTGTGGTGACCACGCGCGGGGCGCCTTCAACGAACAGCGAACGACCGTCAAGTGTCCAGCTGCCATCCAGCGAAAGTCCGCCGGCATCGATCCATTTTTGGTTTTGCTCGGCGTGCTCAAGGATCTCGACGTTTGTATAGCCCAGCACTTCCAGTGCGCGGCGCACTGCCCAGACCGTGCCGCGAAGGCGGCGGATAGGTATCGCCTGGTCAATGGCGTCGCGGCGCGCGGCTTCCGGCCAGCGGCGGCTCCATTGGTCGACGCCCACCGCCCAGGCCAGCCAGGGCAGCATGTTTTCCGGCATGCGCTTGGCATCCCAGAGCGTCTGCAATGGGGCCTGAGCCTTTTCCATGTCGCTGGCAACGGCTTCCATTCGCCGCTCAAGCGGCGTGGTGTTAGGCGGCAACAGGCTAGTCATTAACCGTGACCTCTACCGCTGTGCAATACGGGGCCTCGCTGGCATCGCCACCCAGGTCGGCGGTGGGGCTTTCCAGAATGACGCGCTCCACGCCTGGAGCGTATAGCCGCGCTTCCAGCGCGCCGCGCACAATGACGGCGCCCAGGGCGTGGCGTTGATCCACGTATTCCTGAGCGGCGCGTGCAGCTTCGTGAATCACGACGTCAGCATCAGGACCATCACGCAGCACCAGGGTCGCGGATATTCTGAATGGCAGGATCGTTGCGCTACCTACCCGAACCGTGTCACTCAGGGGGCGAACAGTGTCGGCAGACAGCGCTTTCTCAACAGAGGCGACCAGATCGGCGTCGGCTTCGCCATCCTCTTCGCGCGACAACACGTACACCTGAATCAAGCCCGGCAATGGGCGCACTGCATCGGCATCCTTTACGCGAGGATCGGACGTTAGCGCGAAATACTGGTACGCCTGACGACTGCCGGCTGTCGAGAATGCATCATGTGCCAGCAGTATTCGGCGCAGGTAGTCCGGATCGCCTTCGAGCACTTCGGGCACCGGTGGCGTGGCATCGGGTTGTGCCTGCTGCAGCACCAGGCGCGAGGTCATGTAATAGGTGACGCCGATATGGTCTAATTCGGGGCCTTCGGCATACGCCAAGAGCAGCGACTTGGCGCGCTCATTGTGCTGCTGACGCAGCGTCAGCTCTCGGTATGCGGACTCCTGCAGGAACTTGACCAAGGGCTCGGATTCGAGCGCCAATACTTCTTGGAGCGCTTCGCGCTCAGGCTCTGGCGTTAGCTCAAGCAAGCGTGCCTTCCGAGCCTCGAAAATTTCTTCGAAGTTCAAAGGCTCGATAATTGTGGGGGGCGGTAGCTGGGATAGATCGATGGGCGTGCTCATGTGACCGGCACCTCTATGCTGATCGGCTGACCAGACTGTGTCTGACCATCAATTTCCAGCGTGGCGTGGCCTGGCTGGCCGCTACTAACAAAGCGACGAATGGCGGTCACACGAATGCGCGGCTCCCAGCGAATTAGGGCCATGATGGTCGCGGCGTAGGCCTGCAGCAGCAGTGCATCGTTAAGCGGCTGGTCGATAAGCTCAGGCAGTAGGCTGCCGTACTCGCGGCGCATTACTCGAGTGCCTAGAGGCGTGGTGAGAATGTCGCGCACGCTCTGACGGATGTGATCCAAGCCATCAATTCTCTGGCCGGTCTGGGCGTTCATTCCCATGATCATTTCACCTTGTAATTGCCTGCCGAGCTTCCACTAGTGACAGGCACTTCGGCGTTGGACTGGACTTCATCAACAACTGCGTTAGCGATTGCTTCAGCCATCCGATTCACCCAGCTGTGCTCACCTGTTGCCGTGGCACCTTGCGCTTTCATCTCGCTGACGATTCGCCCTTTCAGTGAGCTTTTGTTGAGTGCCATGCCTACTTCCCTGCCGTTACTGTTGAGCTTCCATCGCCATGAGGGTTGCCCGTGAAATGGCACACATGCCCCTGCGTGACGATACCTTTACCGCCATTGTGGTGGATGCTGGTCGCATCAATGGTGGTCTTGCCCGCCGCCTTAACGATGACGTCGCCAACGCAATCAACCGTGAGCGCTTTCTTTACGTGGTCGTACTCGATGCGAGTGCCGTCTGGGTACCAGCGACCGATAACATTGGGGTCATGCGATGGGGATGGGCTGGCGGCGCTATTGATTCCGACCAGAGCCACGCCCGCTGAAAGATCGCCGCCTGGCGAGAACAGAAGGCATTGTTCGCCTTTTGTAGGCGGGTCCCAGTCACGGGTTTGGCCAGCTCGCACGCTGATCCACGGCAGCCAGGCGGTAGTGATTTCGCCGCTCTTGACCCGGCAGCGGGGTGGGCGGCTTCCGGGCGCGCCATGATCCACCTCGGCAATAGTGCCCAGGCGGATCAAGTTTTCTATGAGTCTCAGTAGTTCGGCGATGTTATTCATGCCGCCATGCTTGCCCGTTCGAGCGCGCGTCGAAAGTGGCGGGCGTTGTGAGGCCTGTTTCTACAACGCGGAATCAAGCCGATCGAGGATCATGTCGCGGATAACAGCGCGGTCTTCATCGCTGTAGCCGATCAGCTTGCGCTCGGGGTAGTTGTACTTAGGGCCATTGCGGTCGACGCTGTCACGCAGGCCGTATTGGTGCACACGAGCGATGCGGGCGACGCGCCCGGCAAAGCCTACCGTGGCGGCATCGCCCAGGCCGCGCCCCTTGAGGAACTTGGCCTGGCGGATTTTGGCGAACATGACGTTCCGGCGGATGCTGCCGGACTGGGCGCGGGCCTGCGGCTTGCGGGGCTCGAAGGGGCTGCCATCGGGGTTTTCCTGTCGCTTGATACGGGCAGCCTGACGCTTGCGCAACTCGCGGGCGATATCGCGGGCCAGCTTTTTGCGCTCGCCTGGCTCCAGGCGCTCGAGCAGTGGGGCGGCCCAGGTCTCCAGGGCGTCTAGATCGCCGCTCACTCTTCACCCCATTCGGCGACCAGGTCATAGTCCTCGCTTGCCTCGACGTCTCGGATGAACAGCTGCCAATTGCCAGCGGCGCAGGGGTCGATCTCGTACTCGGGTTGGCGATGGTCCACATGAATGGTGCCGGCATCGCAGTCGACCAGAGCAACGACGCGCTCTGTCAGCGT